ATTCGAAATATCCTTCAAGAGTTCGAGTGACTTACTTAACTCAATCTCAGTGAGTTTGGTTGATTCTTTTAGACTAATCTCCAGTGCTGCTTTCGGTGGCAGACTGTTATACTTTAGAATGAAGTCTTTTATTTCTTCGAACAGTTTTCTTTCGTGGCTTTCGGTCAGGTACTCTTTCTTCAGAAAGGGCAGCGTCTTCCTCATGAAAGACTCGTTCTGCATCAGATTCGACAAGATCAATGTTTCCGTTTTCATCTGTTACCTTTGTGGCGTGTTTCACCGAATCATTAATTATATTACGAAATATAGCAGAAGTAAAGTCCTTAAACTTATTTGATTCTACATTACAAAGATTGGGATTAGCAATAATTAAAGTATTGAATGACATTGTATTATCAGTGGTCATTTGAATATCAGTAATCTCAAATATGACACCAGGATATTTTTTGATTATCCTAATAGCAATAGCATCTTTGTTTGAAAGATCTAGAAAAAGATCGTAGTCTCTACCAAACTTTAAGAACTTCTTTGCCTTCCAAAATTGGAATTTTGCAATTAAATCTTCAAACATCTTCTTCTTCTTCAACAGTCACTGCAGAACCAAAGGAATAGTTGTCACGTACCCAATCCTTAAACGAATCATTTTCGAGTATCGTTTTCCAGAAGTCAGAAGATTCTGTGTCAGTAAATCGCCACTTCTTAGTTTCTACCTCACCAGTTGTAGTGTTTACACGAGAATACCAACCATTTGATGGTTTGATGACATGACCAGATTCAATTGCCATATCCATAAGTCCAGAAAACTTGCTAACACCACCATCAAACTTAACTGCGACAGGAATCTTAGACTTCTCGCGAACATAGCGAGACTTCTCAACATTAATGATGTATGAATATCCAACCAAGTCAGTGCCTTCCTTATCCTGCTGTCGACCAAGAATGTAAATGTTATCAGCCGAATAATAAGAACCTGTACCACCACCGACGATTGCCTTCGGAAACATACCAATTTCCATGTAGGTGTGATTCACCACAACCATTGGGATATCCTTTAGGTTAAGGTGTGGCGTGACCATACGGAACAACGACTTAATCTGCTTTGCGCGAGTCATATCACCAACAGACTTTTGATCTAGCGCATCTTCAACTTCTTTCTTCGAAGCAAGATTTCCAATCGAGTCAATTAGAATCATCACACGATCGCCGCGCTCGATGTTCGTCAGCTGATTCATGATGTCAAACTTCAATTGCTCAACATCAGTGATTGGCGTGTGGATAACACGCTCTTTATCAATACCGAAGTTTTGGAAATATGACTGTGGAGTGCCGAACTCAGAATCGTAGAAAAGAACAATAGCATCAGGATACTTGTCTTGATATGCTTTTGCCATAATCAAACTGAACGCAGTCTTAAAGTGCTTGCTCGGACCAGCCCACATTGTGAGACCAGGAGTAAAACCACCATCAAGAGAACCAGAAAGCGCAATATTTATTGCAGGGATGCTAGTCTGGATCATATCCTTTTCTTCAAAAAAGATTGAACGCGAAAGGATAGCAGTTTCTTTAATTGTTGAATTTTTCTTGAGTTTATCTAGCAGACTCATGAGTTATCTCCTTGTTAACCATATATGTATTATATACTATTTCAAACGAAAAAGCAATCAAGTGATTCAATCTTTTCAGCGTGCCAATTAATCGAAGAAAGAATAATATCTAGCGGCTCAAGAAATGATTTCTCGAACTGAAGATCGTAATCAATATATTGCTCAGCATCCAACTGCTTGGGAATACCAGACAAGAACGCAAGAGTATTATTATTGTAAATGTTTGGTTGTTTAAGATAGATGAACTTGATCTTTTCGCCTTCCTTGATTTCCTGATATCGTTTGGTGAGATTCATTTCTCTCAACAAATTATTGTACACCAACGCACCCTTAACATGAATCGGTGTACCTTTCTTGAAGATATGCGCAGCATCAGCATACTCTTTTAATCCATTAACGGATCTTGGGAATGCAATATCTTCAACAGAGAGTTGCTTAAACTCACTGCGAAACTTTTCGATGAATTTATGCAAATCATCTTCAGTTTGTGTTATGACAATATTGATTGCTTCTTTAATCTTTACACGACAAGCAGATGGAGTTGACGAACGAATCGCCGAGATGCCCATCATCTTGAGTTTAGGTTTGACATATGCCACGCCTTCGCTATTGTAGACATTGAGAATATAGTTTTTCTTAGCGATCCAGATTGCTTTGTCAGCCAAAGACTCACGCTTCATTTCCATGCGCTGTTGAAACGCATTTACATATTCTTTTAATTCTTCATACGACGCATCAATGAACGGCTGGATCTTATCATCGCAAACCTTATCCATAAACTTGATAACTTTCTTGGTGTCAGAAGTATCTGGGTAAAGTTTCTTGATTAGCGGACCCATGTTCAAATAAATCGAGTCAGTATCAGAAGCGATGACATAATCTACATCATCAGTTTTGAGCAGATTATTCATGTATTGATTGATCTTCTTTTCAATCCAACGAATAGACAACTGACCTGCCGTTGTAATGCCTTCGGCGATACGAGTATCAAAGAAGCGGAAGTATTGATTACCAAGCGCACCGTAAGCAGAGTTTAGAGTAACCTTCTTTGCCGACTGTAGATTATTATATCGCGCAACTTGTTTCTCGAGATATGTCACTTGATTCTTATCTTCAAGAACAGTTTCGATCTTTTTCTTGGCTTCAATTGCTAATTTCTTATAGCGTGTACGGTCTTTGTACATGCTATCCATAATCTCAGGAAGCACACCTTGTTCTTGAATGCGAAACAACTGACCATTCGGCGTTACGGTAACACCAAGATCTTTTAGAATGCTCGTATCAACTTGTTGATTGAGTAGATTATCCACATTAATATTACAGTTGCTGATAAACCCGCGCATGTTATCAGTATATGACTTTGGCTCAATAAAAGTTTCCATTGAGATGTTATACTGCATAATCAAGTGCGGATACAGACTGTTCAAGTCAAACGACGCAACCCATTGGTGCATACCAAAAATGGGATCTTTCACATATGCGCCTTCGTACTGCGAACTCTTTGTGCTATGAGAAATTTGAGGAATCACAATCTTCTTTCGTAGAAGATAGTTGTATATAATCGTATCCCACATACGAACCTGCGTGAACACATCATCATAGTTGACCTTGTTATCATACGCAAGAGTCAACGCAAGTTCAATCAACTTCATCTTGTCTTCGAGTTTCTCAACAAGTTCGACGTCCTTGATGTTATACTCAATGAATTTTTGATAGTCGTGTTTGTAAAGTTGATGGAGAGTTTCGAACTCAGAATAATCTAACTTCTTTTCACCCAACTCAACATGAGCAATGTTATCAAGACGATAAGATTCTTGCTGTGAATAAGTAAACTTACGATAGAGTTGAATATAATCTAGAATAGCAACTCCAGAAATATCATAGAACTCTACTGGACGATTCATCTTCGTCGTTTCGCGTTTACTAATACGATTCCACGGCGAGAGTTTTTTGGCTTCATCCTCACCAAGAACCTTGATGATACGATTAGCAAGATACGGAATATCGAATTGCTCGACATTCCAACCAGTGACTACATCTGGATGCCATCGGCTCCATAGGTCAAGGAATCTTCGTATGAGATCTGATTCATCGTGACATTTTGCATAGTGCACGTCGTCACGGTGCTTGATATAATCGCCGCAACCAAACACAAAATAATTATCTTTGACTTTGATGCTGATAGCTGTAATTGCTTCGTTTGCATCTCTTGGTTCAGGAAATCCGTTCTCGGATCCAACTTCGATATCAAGATAGGCAATAAGTATTTTACTGACATCCCAAAGAATATCGTCAGGATACTCATCAGCAATATAAGCATACTCATAGCGATTATTCCCAAAAATAGGAAAATTGTCGACACCCTTGTACCTCTCTAAGAATTCACGACACTCTGGAATTGTTCCAGGTTGAATTGTCTTTACATAATCACCAGTAAGAGTTTTGTATTCAGATTTTTCTGAACTGGGAAGAAAAAAGGTCGGACGAAATTCAATCTTTCGTCTGACTCGCTTATCATTCTCAACGCTTCTTACAAGAACATACTTACCAGAAACGGTGACATTAGTATAAAAATTAGACACACTTTAACCTGTAATTAACTGCCTTGGGGGAACAACGATTCCCGTCCCGAAGATTTGATTATACCCGTTTTTCACTTCATCCGCAACTTCTGAGATAACAAGAATATGATTTTTGTTGACTGTGAACGGAGGATTACTTGCTTGCATCCATGGCATAAAGCCAAGAATTGGTGCGTTATCTTTGCTGCGCTGAAGAACGCAAGCAACTGGATTGGTGAAAGTAATTTGAGTGTCACTCTCCTGTTCGATTTCTACAATTAATTCCTCGCCATTTACGAGTTTGAGTGCTTTGATTGTCATTTGTGTTCACCTTCTTGTATTTGTCAAATAAATCTTTTTGCTTCGGGTTTTGCTTTTCACCATTTAAATAAAGAACATCGTGTATCATAACCCACGAGTCATCACCGACTCTCAGTTGCCAACCATTATAATCTAGTATCTGTATGTTTTTAGATACTAGCAAGTCACGAAGTTCTGATAAAGAATGCATTATTCGTTATTTGAGCTGTCACGATTTTCAGTTGTGCTGCGTTTCAATTTAAATCCAACATGATTGGCATGAGCAGCAATCATCGATCGTTTAAAATCACCACGCTCATGTGAGTCTTTAACCCAACCATATGCTTCAGCCATTGCAAGCATTCTCTTGTATTGTCGTGGAAGTTTAGCGTTATAAAAGTCACTACGATTAGCCATTTAATAATTCCTCACACTTTTTCCAAAATTGTTCTTGTTGACCTTCTACTCTAATCTGGAAGTTGTGCCAGAATAGATCATCACCATCACCATATGTGGTTCCAAGACCATAATTAGGTAATCCATTTTCTAATGTCCAATACGGTCTACGGTCTTGTTCCCAATCATATCGGTATACATCTCTATCATACCTGACTGGAGACACAAAGTCAACTGCAATATTATTAGCCTCAGCAGCATAGGTATACTCTTCGGCAACATCACCACGAGAAGTTTCCATTGCCGATGGTCGACCAATTTTATCAAAACTGGTTGCACTTAATGCAAGAGCAGATGGCGCGGCGAATAGATGATTGTTGTTTTGAATATGCCCAGACCGTTGCGCATTACCAATCAATTTACCTTCTAGTGCCTTTGTCAGATACAACTCAATTGCGTTTGCGCTAACTGGTAAACAATCAATATCAAGAAATAACACAACATCAACGTCTAATTGCTTTTCAATTTTTAGAGTGGAAACAGACTGCCCGTTTAATGACCAGACATAATCCATAAACATGCCGTGCGGAATCTCACCCTTAATAACAAGATGTTGTATTTTAAGTGGATTAAACTTTTCAACAACTTTTTTCTGTAGTTCTACAGTTTTTGGGTTAATATTCGGCATAAAGTATGATGCTATACAGGCTTTCATATGCGTTCTCTTTCAGCTTCGTGGACTCTTTTGCGTAAACTGCTGGAACTAAAACTGTGGTCTCTGCTATTAAAGACCAACTGGATTCCACGTTTCTCACATATGGCGCGACCAGTAAACTCCTTCTCCATATACTCTACACCAAGAATGCGAATATCGACTGGCAATGTGAGCAGAATATCTTCTACATCTTTTTCAGTGTTGTATACAATAATCTCATCTACAAACCGAACAGCACTCAGAGCAATCTGTCGCTCTACTATAGATTGGATTGGAGGATTTTTCTCTAGGCGCTCGCTGTTGGCATTGTTTTGCAATCCACAGATTAGATAATCGCAGTGTTGTTTGGCTTCAGCAAGCATAGCCACATGACCAGCATGCAAAAGATCAAACTGCGAGAATGTAATCCCGACCTTTAGACCCTGTTTCTTTAACTCAGTGTATTTTCCAAAAATCATATAACAGAGTGCAGGATAATTCCGTGGAGACATTCAACGATGCCATAATCTCTGCTAGACACATAGAAGTGCAAATCAGAATCATGTTGATATTTTGCGCGTAGTTTATTGTTAGGTTCAAACCCAGACAATGTTACCATCGAATATTTACCAGCGCAAAACTCAGCAGCATTCAGAATATTTTGCGAGTTACCAGACGAGGAGATGAGAATGACCAGAGACTTCGGTTGAACAAACTGTTCTAGAAACTTCGTGTACGCATGCTCCCATCCATAGTCATTGGCATAGCATGTCAAGCGCGAAGAATCACAGAAACAAATTGCTTGTTTGCCGAGTGCTTTAGTGTAGTCTTGAGCAACATGACCTGTAATTGCATTACTGCCACCATTACCCAAAAGAATAATGTGGTCATGGTCACGAATAACAGTTTTAAGATGCTCGAGATCGATTGGGTCGATTGCGTCTATGCAATTTTTAAGTTCTTGTAAATTCATTTGTTAAGTTCATAAATTTTAATCCAGTTTCAGAAATGCTAATTT